CAAATTTTGCTAATAACGGGAGACCAACATCAACTGCTGTGTCCCACCAAGATTTCTCCTTCTTGCCATTATTATTTCGTTTCTGCTTAGCAGGTTTTCTGTTGACAATTCTATTGGGATTGACATGTTCCATAGCGGCTATTCTCGCTTCAAGTTTGTCTGCGTAATTTAATTTACGATTGATACCTGGTTGAATCCTCTGCTTGGAGGGGTTTCTTCTGGAAGGGGGTTGTACACGTTTCTTACGTGCTTGTAGGTTTTGTCGCTTTGGTGGTGCAATAGACATTCAATTTGGTAAACAAATTTTCAGTCTGCCTATAAAGATCCAAGGACTTTAGAATCATAGGTAGTGGTTATCAGCCACAGGCACCTTGTGAGTATACTTATCATAACAGTCAATCTGTTCTTGAGTAAGCAAATTGTCAATACACTCGTGTCTCAACGGTTGTTTTGTTGAAAGTGAATCCAAATATGATTCAATGGATAATTGGGACTCAACAGTAATATTATATAACTGTTCAAAAAGCAATCTTGTTTGTGTGGTGGGTTGTTGAGAAACAGGTTTTGATGTTATCACGTGTTTGAATTTTTCAATAAGATAAGGATCCTGGCGACAGTAATATTTAAACATGTCCCTGTCAGAACATTGGCGAGAGACTCTCAGTCCATACTCGGCAAGTTTGGTCAATACTGGGCACCCTGGATAGGTGTACAGCATTGATAGAGATTTTGCACGTAATAAACAGTCCAACTTATAGTCGTTTGATTTCAAATAAAATTGGTTTGAATAACCAAAAGTCAATATGGCTTTAATAGGGTTGGTGATTATTTGTTTTGAATCAGAATTAAATACCATTCCACAAAAAGACGCTGAAAACACGTCCTCAAAATATTCAAGTTTAGCTTTTGCACCCAGCCTAACTAAAATTGACTCATCTAAGGTTCCAAAGAATGCATTCAATGAATCATCACCTTCAATAAAAGGAGGTATGGTGTGTGTTTCTCCACTCTTCATATTCAGAAACCTAATAAGAAGATAGTTAAATAGTCCATTCATTGATGATGTATCCATCTCACCACTATACCTTTTAGCAGTCAAAAATGCACTCCAAAGTTTGCATGATAACATGTTTTTGCCCATCTTAATCTTTTTCATCATTTCTAAGAATAATGATCCTATTGGGAGATTGCATGTACAGAAGAAGAAGAAATAAACTTCAATAACCATCTGAAGTGGTCTGAACATGGATTCGAAGGCAGTAAAATCATTAGCAGCCATCTTGATTCCTGGAACGGAGAATCGGTCTATAATAGCCTGAGGTCTCAAGTGTACAGGAATCTTTTTGATAAAAGCCTTGTGTTTGAATAAGTTTTCTCCGATTAATGCCAAAACAGGACCAATGACCGTCTTAAAATAATCAGAACGACTGTATATACCTCGGAAATATTTCCAAATCAGGTAAAACTCATGTTTAACATGAAACTTAACAATGTAATCCCCAGGCAAAGGTAAGGATCTCTTTTCACTAATCTTCTGAAGCATTTCTTTCCTCTTTTTGGTGTAAGGTGCATTTTTCAACCAGGTCTCAACACTAATATCATCATTAGGTGAAACAACACAATGTTGGAATTCTTCATTGATTATTTTTATTGCATAATTGACAAATTCAATATACAATTCGTGATCAACGTCAGGCATAAGACAGGCAATTCTCTTCAACACACCATTAACGGCTCCGCCGGCTTGTGTTGTTTGTGGTAAGGGGCAGTTTGCTCCCAAGTAATGCGTGCCAAGAGAAGCAGCCATTGGTAGCCTCGTCTTGCCTGAGGTAAACTCATAGCCATCGATCAACTTGAAAGAGGGATCTACAGAACCAGGTTCTGGTAGTTCAACCTCGTCATAATGATAACCATATTGATACGTACGCCGCTCAACTCGAGTTCCCCTCCCGATTAAAAAGTGCATTAATAACTTCACCATCACGGTGCATGGACAACATTAATTTTGCAACATAAGCGGTGTCACTATGTATAAAATTGAGTTTTGATAAGAATTTTTGAGGAATATTAACTGTTGAGCTATTCTTGACCGCTAAGTCAATTGATTGGCAAATTGTGGCTAAATCACCGGATCTGGAGAAACACTTAAGTGTGGATAATTGGTTTAATAGTGTCATTGAAATACAAATAGTATGTTTCTTAACATTGAGTTGGTAACCACCAGGTCCACTCTCAATCATAGTAATAACTACGTCAGCCATGCATAATTGTGGATCCTTATAGCGGAGTTCGCCTTGTCTGTGGGCATCAGGACGCGCATCATGTGTGGATACATGTGATGGAACTCTGCATTTATAACGGACCTCATACTTGTAAGGGTGACCAATGAGACTGCTGTATAAGCTATAACGGAATCCCATCCAATAAGCGAGCATTGAAGCGAACACGAC